CGAACCAGACCGAACCGCCCGACCAGCCGGACGGCATCGAAGACGACAGCCACGACCTGCCCGACCCGCAGCGCGCCGCCATGCGTGTCAATGACTTCCTGTCGGAATACGGCGACGGACTTATAGAGGTCGAGTGGAGCGAGGGCTACCTCGCGCAGTACGGCGTCGAGGCGAAGCCCTTGTACGCGCGGGATCTTCAGGCTCTCGCTGATGCTGTCCTCCTAGCACCACCGGACGAGGACATGGTGACGGCCGATTGGAATGGCCTACTCACCATCCTGGACACCCACTACCCGCCCGACGTGTTCACCGGCGAAAGCGGCGACGCAGGTCCCCGCCTCATCGCGCTCACCCGCGAGCTGTCCGGGCTCCGGGCCGAGCGCCGTGCCCTGTGGCACCTGCTGAAGCGGCAGACCCGCCGACGCCGCACATGGGAACGACGAACGCGGACGAACGCGGACGAGTACCAGAGGCATGTCACCAGCGAACTGAATCGCGCAGCCGGGCTCACGGGCCAGCTCGCTCAGGCTCGCCGCGACCTGGAGGAAGCCCGACAAGGCGAGTCCGACGAAGCCAACGCCTACCACCTCCGCAAACAGCGCAGCGACCGGCAAGCCACCGAGATCGAAGGCCTCCGCGCCGCTCTCGTTCACCCTGCGCAGCCCGGCAATCTGCTCGACACGGCGCTGTGGCACGTCCTGCGCCCAGAGTTGATCGAGATGGGCATCGCCCGGATCGACCAGGACGACGATGGTGAGGTCATCGTCGACACTCCCGAAGTGCTCGACGGCATCGCCCGCCGCCTGATCAACCGCGTCAAAGAGGCTCTCGACCAGGCCGGGACCGGGGACACCGGTGAGATACAGCCGGGCATCGTGGCCGATAAAGATGGCGAGGAGTTCTGGTTCTCCGGGACCGTGTGCGTGCCACGGCGCTATGAAGGCAGCCTCACATGGGGCGGCGGATTCCAGCCGGGCTCAAAAAGGGCGCGAGACCACGAGCCGTGGAGTCAGGTAGCAGTCCTCACCACCCACGCTCTGGCCGGGGCTGGGGACACGGCACAACTGCCCGACGACGTGATCGAGACGACGCGCGAAGTCGTCACCGGCGTCCTGATCGACAAGTTCGGCCACGGCCGTGAACAGATGGACCCGGACTACTGGGAGATGGAAGCCGACGCGATCACGGCCGCCCTCGCCCGCGAGGGCCTGCTCGCCACCCACCCATGTCCGTCATGTGCAACCCCCGCCCCGGCGATGTCACACAACCCAGGGATCACTGATACGGCTGCCCGCCATGCAGGTCATGCCGGACCGATCGACCTCTGTCGCCTGTGCAACCCCGCCCGCCAGGAGCCCGGCCAGGGCACCGATGACGAGATGAACGAATCATCCGTCCACGGCCAAGGCAACGAGGAGTGCACCGACGTGCGGTGCAGGCGCATCGAGGGTCGCTGCGTCGGGATGCACTGTGCGAAGTGCGGCGGTCCCTGCGGTCCGCAGGGACACATCGGCGGCTGCCCGCCCAGCCAGGGCAATGGAGACACGGTCCGGTGCGAGTTGTGCCTGAAGGCGATGACGGACCAGGACGCACATCACGGCGCAGAAGTCTGCCAAGACTGCGCACAGCCCGCACTCGATGGTTGGGGAGACGGCCCGGCTACTGAGGCCAAGGGACAAGACGGCGACACGACAGAGGCGCGGCGATGAGCGCCCGTGCCCGCGACCTGATTCGCGCCGCCATCGACGGGGCTGAAGACATCCGCTGGCAGCGCCAAGTAGCCATGCGAGCAGGCATCACCCAGAAACACCTCTCGCAGATCATGCGAGGCCACGTCGCCCTCACCCCGGCCATCGCCGTAGCACTCGAAAGCGCCATCGGAGTGAGCGCGGAAGACCTGATGGTCGCCGAGGTCAAATACCTCGTCGCATCCGTCCGCCCGGCTACTGACGAGGGAACCCGGGAGCCAACTCCAAGCGAACTCCCAGTTGCTCCCAGGCTGGGAGTTGGCGATGAGCATGATGACCATCCTGCTAACCACCTGGAGGACCGTGATGAGCACTGAGGACGAGGTCCGGCGGGAGACCGTGCGCTACTTCTACGACACTGAATTCATTGAAGATGGAAAGACGATTGCGTTAATTAGCATCGGGATCGTCAGTAGCGACGGCCGCGAGTACTACGCCGTGAACCGTGACGCGCCGTGGAAGCGGATCAAGCGGCATGACTGGCTCGTGCAGAACGTGGTCCCCACCCTGCCCACCTTGCACGGTGACGCCCGCAATCACGCGGGTCGTGGCCCGCTCGGGTTGCTGGACTGGCAGTCCCCGTTGGTCAAACGGCGGCAGTCGATCGCCGACCAGGTGCGGGACTTCCTCCTAGCCTACGGCGAAACCGAGCGGGAACTGTGGGCCTACTACAGCGCCTACGACCACGTCGCGCTCTGCCAGTTGTTCGGCACGATGATGGATTTGCCGGACGGTGTTCCGATGTGGACCCGCGACCTGATGCAGGTGTGGGAGCAGGCCGGGAAGCCCGAGAAGCCCGCTCAGGTCGGAGAACACAACGCGCTTGAGGATGCCCGCTGGAACCAGCAGCTCTACCGCGTATGTGTCGAGGCCGACGATGAATGAACTTGATGGCCGCTGGTTCGTCACCCCGGGATGGACGCGAGCGCACATGCTCCGGAGCCGTCAGTGGACCCTCTGTGGGCGTGAGGTGCGCCAGCCGCTCGTGATGTCGCGGCCCGACCTCCACGGCCATTGCCACCAATGCGAACGCCGCCAACAGCCCGGAGGAGCCCTGTAATGGCCGACAACGAAGCAATCGAGAAGGCCGCACAGGTGTTGCGCCACGCGTCGGGGTACACGCTGGACGGGCATCACCTGGCCCGTGCTCTCTCCGCTGCGGGACTACTCGCAGAAGGAACGGCGCTCGACGGCACCGAGTGGGACTACGAGGTCGATGATCTCGTCCATTCCCCCGGCGGTTGGCCGTCAGGCAACATGGCGGAAGGCAAGATCCTGGGCCGCTACGCCGACCGGAAGCGTGGCCACTGCTACGTCGTGGAATGGCCGAATACGGCTGGGCCCGGCACGGTGATCACACACATGAGGCTTGATCGCCTGCGCCCCGCCCGCCCCTCTTCCCTCCCCAGTACGGAGACCCCGAATGACGAGTGACACCTTGCCCGCCGACGACCCGATCGGCACCGCACGGGCGTTGCGAGGCCATGTGTACGTGAAGCTCTCCAGGCCCGCCAGCGAGCCATGGCACGTCGTCTACTCGCCCGGTCCTCAGCGCTATTCGGGGTGGCAGGACAACGAGACGATGGAAGAGGCGCCCGTGGTGGGCTACCTGCCGATCAAAGAGTGCTACGAGCCCCGCCCGTCCTCTTCCAGTGTGTCCCCGGAGGCCCAAAATGACTGACCGATTCGATGTGCGCAGCGTGGATCTAGCCAAGCTGAACTCGATTACCAAATACCCGAGCATTTCGACCTACCACGAGCTTGACCCCAGCAACGGCAACCTGACCGGCAACGCGACACCATTCACAGGGCGGGTGATCGGTACGGAAAAGATCGACGGTTCAAACGCCCGCATCATTGCCCTACCCGATGGAACCTACCTGCTGGGGAGCCGGGAGGAGTTGCTGTATGCGAAGGGTGACCTGATCGGGAACCCGTCGCAGGGCATTGTCACGGCGTTGAAAGAGTTCGCCGACCATCTGGCGCCGATGGTGACCGATGCGATCCAGGTGTTTTTCGTCGAGGTGTACGGCGGCAAGGTCGGGAAGGCCGCGAAGCAGTACAGCGGGGACCGCACCGTCGGGTTCCGCCTGTTCGACTTCATGTTCATGACCGACTACCGGGAGATGCTGGGCAGGTCAGCGGAGCAGATTTCGACGTGGCGCGAGAACGGGGGCCAGTGGTTCGCGCCCGAGGAAAACATTCAGGGAGAGGCTGAAGCGCGTGGCTTCAGCGTGGCACCCCGCCTGTTCACGCTGGACGCTGTGGATCTGCCGCAGGACATAGACGTGATGCGCCAGTTCCTGGCCGACCATTTGCCTTCCACCCTGAGCGCCCTTGACGATGGCGCTGGCGGCCAGCCTGAGGGGATCGTGTTGCGCACCGGGGACCGTCAGGTGATCGCGAAGGCCCGGTTCGAGGACTATGACCGCACCATCCGCCGCCGCAACGGGAAGGGCCGCAAGTGACTTTTCCGCGACCATCCGAAAAAGGTCTCTCCACCCGCCCGGTGTCCCCGGAGGGTGGAGAGACCCCGTGACCGAGTACCGCGATCCGGATAGGTGGCGTCCCAGTCTCACCCCGATACCCCGCGAGTTCACCCACACCGAGCCTCGCTGGGCTCGTGGGGGTAGGTGGTCTGACTGTGTCCCCACGGCAGACCCGTGGACACCGAAAGCTCGGGAGGGCAAGGGATGAGCAGCCCGCGAGGTTGGTTCGCCGACATCGACCGAGACGCCGAGCCTAACTACCCGTGGCAGCCGTGCCTGCAACTCGACGGCATCTGCCACTCGTTCCAGGTGTGGTTCGCCACCGAAGCCGAGTGCGTGGCGTACATCAAGGAGCAGATCCTCGGCCGCGGCCTCCTGGAATGAAACAGGCCCCCGGGCTATCCACCCGGGGGCCTTGCACTCCACTGATCGTCCCCACGATCCACTCAGGACTGTAGCTCACGCACCGGAGGAAGATCGTGAACGCACCGCACTGCCGAGCCTGCAACGACACCGGCCACGTCTGCGAGAACCATCCCGGCAAGCCCTGGGCGGACATAAGCGATGCGGAGAACGCCTGCGACTGCGGCGCGGGCTTGCCCTGCGTGGCGTGCTGCGACCCGATCCCCGACGACGGATCGGCCTCCATTGTCGCCGCGTTCACTCCGCGAGTGCAGCAGTGAACGCCCGTGCCTGCGTCCTGTGCCGCCAGCCCGCGAAATGGGACCGTGACGAACCGTGGCATCCCAACGAAGCCGCCCCGGGTTGGATGGCCTGCCACCACTGCAACGAACGGCTGATGCAGACCCTGGGGGACCTCGCCGACCACTACGTCACACTCCAAGTGGCCGATGAGCTGATCCCGCACGGCACGGGGGAGCGCGGTAGCCCCGGATTCGGGCCCCGTTCGCCCGCTGTGGACGCGCTGCTCGTGCACGGGGATGTCCGGACCCGGTGGACGTCGGAGAACGGCTACGGGGCGCTGGCGGCCGTCGAAGAGTGGGCGCGACGCATCAGGGAAGAGACCTCGCTCGACACCCCGCCCAGGCAGATGGTCAACACCGTCCCGGCCGGCCGCGTCACTATGGCCAGGGAGCTCGCCACGATCCGCTTCCACTGGGACTGGGTGATGCGACAGGACTGGCTCGACGCGTTCGCCGGCAACATGCGAGATGCCCTGCACTCTCTCGTCATGGCGGGCAGGTTGACGGAGCGGGTGATGCGGGTCGGCCCGTGCCCCACGAAGATCGACGAGTTCGAGGGCCGCCCGATCACCTGCGACATGCCGTTGTTCGTGCGCGCCAACGCCGAGGAGATCCACTGCAAAACCTGCGACACCCACTGGCCACGCTCACGATGGCGGGAACTCGGCGATCCGTGGACCGACTACGCATCGCTCGCCGCCGAGTTCGGTGTCGCCGTGGGCACGCTGTGGCGGTGGGCATCCGAAGACGGCTGGCATCTTGGCGGCACCCGGGGCAGGCGGCTGGTGTTCCGGCTCGACGCGCTGACGTCCTACGAGAAGCGCCGTGGTCCGCTGACCCTCGAACAGGCAGGATGAGCTGATGGACGAGGTTCCCGACCGCGAGTTCTACCTGCAGGACGAGATCGACGACGAGCGGATGGCGCGCGGTGGTCGTAACGTCAACCTCGACGATGACCCGCATGAGTCTGACTGTCCCAGCTGGGGCGGTGGCAACTGCGATTGCGGGGCGGCCGATGGATGACCTGATCGCGTTCCTCCGCGCCCGACTCGACGAAGACCACGAGCGGGCGAACGCAAGTGCTGGAGCACCGTGGGTCACGCTCCAAGGCGTCGGCTCATCGCAGGTGCTGGTAGACCCGCATGCGATCCGAGACGCGAAGTGGAAGTTCGGGACGCTCGGCCATGTCGCCAGCGTCGAGCACCAAGTGGATGCCGACCACATCGCTCGACACGACCCGGCCCGCGTGCTGGCCGAGGTGGAGGCCAAACGGCAACTGCTTGCAGGTCACGAGCCGGTGCGCGGGGCGATCTCGTGGGACGTCAACGGCACACCGAGCTACGGCCTGATCTGCGAAGCCGACAGCACCGACAGCGAACCCGTCCCTTGGCCCTGTCGCCATGCGCGCCTGCTCGCGTCGCCCTTCGCCGGGCACCCGGACTACCGCGAGGAGTGGCGGCCGTGACCTACACGCACGTCTTCAAGGGCGGCTGGAACCCGGAAAGGCCATCCGGTATCACGATCAGCGGGCCGGGCGTACGCACTCCGCAGCGGCAGGCTGTCTGCCGGTACTGCGACAGCGAGATTGTCCTCGGCAAGCACGGATGGCACTCACCGTTCCCCGAAGGGCCACACCGACCGGACGGAACCAACTTCTACCACTGCCCGAAAGCGCCACGCGGCTATCACGGAAAGGCAAGTATCGACGACACGCCGCCCACCTGACCCTTACTTGCGGCCTGACCTGCACCGAAGCTAATCTGATCAATGTTGGTGCAGTGTCCCCCCTGCGGGGTTGACCACGCCGACGGAATTACGCCCCCGGAGCACCCCCAGGCTCCGGGGGCGTTTCTTATGCCCTGGAAGGACCCCCGTGACCCTCGCTCGTGCCGCCGGGAAACTCGGCAAGCTCCCCTTCGACCCCACCCGGCCCGCCCTCAAGCTCGCCCCGCACCTCACCGGCACCCTCCCGTCGAACCCGCCCTCCATCGACTGGCTGTCCAGCGTCAAGGCGTGGCCGATGTACGGCAACGACCAGTACGGAGACTGCGTCTGGGCCGAGGTTGGCCACCACATCGAAGTCGTCACCACCTACGGGCAGGGCGCCACCGTCACCGTGTCCGACGCCGCCGTCCTCAAGGGCTACTCGGACGTCACCGGGTTCAACCCGAACGACCCGAACAGCGATCAGGGCACCGTCATCGCCGACGCCCTCGCCTACTGGCGGAAGACCGGTGTGGGTGGCCACAAGATCCTCGCCTACGCCCAGGTCGACCACACCAACGCCGCCGAGGTCGAGGCGGCGATCAACCTGTTCGGCGCCGTCATGATCGGCGTCAACTTCCCGGCCTCCGCGATGGACCAGTTCAACGCCGGACAACCCTGGGATGTCGTGCCTCACGACGGCGGTATCGAGGGCGGGCACTGTGTGCTTGTCGGCGCCTACCAGCCGGGTGAGTTCGAATCCGTCACCTGGGGTGCGCGCGAGCCGATCACCGACGCCTGGTGGCTCAAGTACGTCGAGGAATGCTGGGCGGTCATCGCACCCGAGTGGATCAACGCCCAGGGTGTCTCCCCGGAGGGCATCGACCTGCACGGGTTGGGTGAGGACTTCGCGCAGCTCACCGGGCAGGCGAACCCGTTTCCGGCCCCGACTCCCGTGCCGCCTGCTCCGAGCCCTGGCCCGACTCCTACGCCGGTTCCTCCCGCGCCGCTGATCGACCCGGTCGATGTGGCGTTCGCGAAGTTCCTCGAGCCGTGGACCGAGCAGCACCACGTCGGCGAGAACCGGCACATGCAGAAGGCCGCGCTGGTGTGGCTCAAGGCCAAGGGGCTGTGATGGCTGAGCTTCCTGACCTGCACGTCAAGGTCATCCCGGACATGTCCGAAGTGGACAAGGCCATCGGCGCGCAGAAGCCGAGCGTCGGCCGGATCGTGCACTACACGATCGGCGAGGGCGACGCCGAGCAGATCAAGCGCCGTTACGCCGACGCAACGCGGAACATGTCGCAGCACCGCCAGCGCGGTGATGGTTCGCAGATCCACGCCGGAAACTCGGTCCAGGCAGGTGATGTGCTGCCCGCGGTGATCGTGCGCGTATGGAGCGTCGAGAACGGCTGTTCGAACCTGCAGGTGTTCCTCGACGGCAATGACACGTACTGGGCGACCTCGCGCGTGCAGGACGACCCCGAGACCATCGCCGATCGCTACTCGCCGAGCCCGGACCACGCCGGCCCCGGCCACCAGGGCGGCACCTGGCACTGGCCAGAGCGCGCTTGATGAACGCCTGGTCGATCTATTGGACCGCCTGGTTCGGCGCGTTCATGCTGGCGTTCCTCGGCCCTGAGTTGTACGCCCTCGCCACCGGCCACGGCGAGAACACCCTGTCCGCGCAGGTGTGGCGGCTCGAACAGATCGCACCTGGCCAACACATCTGGCAGTGGACAGCGCTGCATGTGCTGATCGCCGGGCTGCTCGCGGTGGTCTTGATCTGGCTTCTCGTCCACCTGGCTACCGGAATCTGGAGGTGACCCCGTGATCGAAATCAAGGTCACCCTGTACGCCCCGCGCGGCGGCTTCGACGAAACCACCTTCACCGAGTGGATCGGCCACCAAATCCAGGTCACCGGCCTCGACCCGTCCTGCCGCCAGGTGTTGACCGTGGTGGAGAACACCGAAGACGGCAAGCACTCCACCCTCACCGTGCAGATCGGCCGGGAGGAAGGCCCCGAACTCGCCGCGAACCTCTCCGTCATCATGGGCACCCCCAAAGCCAAGGTCCACGCCGTCCACCACGACTCCGGGGACCACATCACCGACGCTTTGCTCGACGCCCCACTCCAGCCCGGACAGCCGGTGCTCGTCAACGGGCAACCCCACCTCGTGGTCGACACCAGTTGGCCGGCGCGGGAAGAGACCTGCGCGGCGGGGGAGAACGAAGACCGGCAGCACGTCACGCTGCAACGTGTGGATGTACCGCCCGAGGTGTTCTCGCTGGGCGCCATCCCGCAGGGGCTGGCAGGGATCGCGGCATTCCTGAAGTGACGGACTGCTGGGGACCTCGTGGATGGAACTGACCCATGAACCAACAGAAGTGCGTCGGGCGGAACAAGGACGGCCAGCGCTGCGGTCGATGGCCGACGCGAGGCGCGACCGTGTGCCGCCGCCATGGTGCCGGTGCACCCCAAGTGCTCGCCAAAGCTGCGGTTCGCGCTGAGGTTATGGCCTGGGGGCTCGGCGACAGCAACATCGACCCCGGCGAAGTGCTACTCCGCCTCGTGTCACAGTCCGCGGCCCGCACGCAACGCTATGCGGTAGAGCTCGAGGAGTTCGTCGAGCGACATGGCAGCATCGAAGCCGCCATGATCGGCGAGTCGATGATGCTCGACAAGCAGGGCGAGCCGGTGAAGATCGGCGAGTACGTGCGCGGCCTGGCTGTACTCGAAGCCCAGGAACGTGACCGGTGTGCTGGGTTCGCCGCCAAGGCCGTCGCCGCAGGACTCGCTGAACGACAGGTGCGGCTCGCGGAGAAGCAGGCAGAGATCGTCATCAAGGCCGTCGAGGCGGCCCTCGAAGCTGCTGGTGTGCCGGTCGCCGAGCGTGGCCCCGCGAAGATCGCAGCAGCACGGCACCTCAAGGCGGCGTGATGGCCCGCGCGTCCATCCGCAAGCTCAACGGCCGTTGGACCTCGACGCGCCCCGGCTACGGATTCAGCAAGTTCCAGACGCGCATCCACGACTCGTGGGAAGCCGCGATCGACTCCCTCGACGAATGCACCGGAACGGCCACCATCATCACCGAGATCTCGTGGGAGAACCGGAACGGAATCTCATGCGGGCGGGGTGAGGAATGGATGTCCTCGCCCTCGCTGCCCGCATGCTTGAGGATCAAGCCGAACGCGGCGACCCCGTCAACAACGCCCGCCAGTTCTGGCGCGACCAGGGGCGCCCCGAACAACACACCCCGCCCGGCCAGTGGAACGTCTGGCTGATCCTCGCCGGACGTGGCTTCGGCAAGACGAGGACCGGCGCCGAAGATCTGGCCGACTACATGCTCGCCGAGCCGGGCTCGCGCTGCGCCGTGGTCGCACCCACGTTCGCCGACGGCCGCGACACCTGCATCGAAGGCGAGTCCGGCCTGCTCGCGGTGCTCGAACGCTACGGGTTGCAGCAGGACAACGGGCTGCGCTGGAACCGCTCCGAAGGGCTGCTGAAGCTCGACAACGGCTCCCAAGCCAAGCTGTTCAGCGCGGAGAAGCCCGCCCGGCTGCGTGGCCCCCAGCACCACCGGGCATGGGTCGACGAGTTGGCACAGGTCGTCAAGGACGCACCCGACGCGTGGGACATGCTCCTGTTCGGGTTGCGCCTCGGGCAGCACCCGCGCGTGGTCGCCACCACCACACCCCTGCCGGTGTCGGTGATCAAAGAGTTGATGAAGCGGCAGGACCGCGACGTCCACCTGACCCGAGGCTCCACCTACGACAACGCCGCGAACCTCGCGGGCCCGGCGTTGGAGCAGTTGAAGGAACGCTACGAAGGCACCCGCCTCGGTCGGCAGGAGCTGTACGCCGACCTGCTCACCGACATCCCCGGCGCCCTGTGGCAGCGGCCATGGTTCGACAAGCACCGGGTGCAGCGCGCACCGGAGATCACCAGGGCTGTGGTCGCCGTCGACCCGGCTGTCACTTCCGGTGAGGACGCCGACGAGACCGGCATCATCGTCGCCGGGCAAGGCACCGATGGGCGTTACTACGTGCTGTCCGACCGCACGGTCCGCACCACACCGTTGGATTGGGCCGGCCGGGTGGTGGCCGCATACGACGACTTCGAGGCCAACGACGTGGTCATCGAAACCAACCAGGGCGGGGAGGCGTTGGCGACCCTGCTGCGGCAGGTGCGGCCGTCACTCCCGATCCGCGAGATCCACGCCAAAAAGGGCAAACGCGTCCGGGCGGAACCTGTGTCGGCACTGTACGAGCAGGGCAAGGTTTCCCACGTCGCGACGTTCGACCACCTCGAAGACCAGCTCTGCACCTGGACCCCGCAGCAGGTTGAATCCCCGGACCGCATGGACGCCCTCGTCTATGCGCTGCTGTACCTCAACTCCGGTGGCACGGCGCTCGCGTTCCTCGAAGCCCTCTCAACGCGCAGGGGGTGAACGGTGGCGACCAGGCGTAGACGTCACACCGTGCGTCGGCGCACTGTCCGCCACGCCACCCGCAAAGTCGGACCCAAACGGCACATGCCCGCAGCGTCGCGGGCGAAACTTTCGGCCCGGCTCAAAAGCAAAGCGGGCACGAAAAGCAAACGCCACCCGCTCTCGGCTGCCACCAAAGCCAAAATGGCCGCGGCCCGGCATGCGCATCCCGCCCAACACCACCCACTCTCGGCGGCGACCAAAGCGAAGATGGCCGCCGCGCGCCGAGCCAAACCGCCCGCCAAACGTCATCCCATGTCGCCGGCCGCGAAGGCGAAGCTCTCCGCGAGCCTCAAAGGCAAACACCCCGGCGCGAGACACCCCGCCCACCACAAGGGCCATCCGATGTCCGCGGCAAGCCGCGCGAAGCTCTCGGCCCGCCTGAAAGGCCATCCGCATCCGCACAAGGGCCACCACGCCACCGCACAGACCAGGTCCCGGCTGTCCGCAGCACTCAAGGGCCGTCACCGAACACGCCGGAGGTGACCAGTGACCCGACGGATCGGTATCCGCCGCCCCCACGCCGCGGGCCACCGCCCGGCCGGGCTCGTCAAAGCCGCCGGACCCACCACGCTCCCCGGTGGCGTCACCATCCCCGCCGGCTCGCAGGTCACCGATGCCACCTCCATGCTCGGCGCCCTACAGGGCCGCACCGCGATGGGCGTCAACGGCGCCACCCCACTACCCCGGGACGAGCAGTTCTGGGCGTTGATGGGCCCTGGTTCACCCCTCTACTCGGCGCCACTGAACGTGCCGAACCTCGCCACCGGACAGGCAGATCCGCGCCGGTACGAATACCCGGTGTCCTGGAACCTCATTCAGGACGCGGGCCGGTTGGTGGACTGGTCCACGCTGCGCTCCGCCGCCCGCGAGGTGGACATCATCGCCCAGTGCATCCGGGTGCGCCGGACTGAACAGTCCTCTCTCGAATGGGACATCACCCCCACCCGGCGCACCATCGAAGCCAACGGCATCAAGTCCACCCAGGACAAGAACACCCTCCTCGAAAAGTACTCGGGTGAGATCGCGCGCCTCGTCGAGTTCTGGAGCGAGCCGGACACCACCAACGGCTACACGTGGCCCGAGTGGCTCGAGATGCTCATCCACGAAAGCCTCGTCACCGACGCCGTCAGCATTTATCCCCGCTTCACCTACGGCGGGGACCTCAGCAGCCTGGAACTCATCGACGGCTCGACCGTCAAGCCCCTGTTGGATGAGCGCGGCAACCGGCCCCACCGCCCCGCACCCGCCTACCAGCAGTGGCTGTACGGCTTCCCGAGAGGCGAGTACACCGACTCCGGCGCGGGCGAGCCTGACTGGAGCGGCGACGCCGGATCGCTGATCTACAAACCCCGCTACACCCGCGTCGAGTCACCGTACGGATACAGCCCGGTCGAGCAGGCCCTTGTCAGTGCGGAACTGTGGCTGCGCCGCCAGCAGTGGATGGTCGCCGAATACACCGAAGGCACCACGCCCCGAACCTTCCTCAAAGCCACCGGTATCCCGATGACACCTGAGCAGCAGCGGGCGTGGGAGGACTCCCTCAACGACTTCTACGGGGGTTCCACCAGCCGACGGCACCGGCTGCGGCTGTTCCCGGACGGGTTCGACCCCGTCCAGATCGAGGATGCGGCGGAACGCTACAAACCCGACTACGACGAGTTCCTCGTCAAGCTGATCTGCGCACACATGGATGTGCAACCCCAGGAGATCGGCTTCACCCCCCGCAACGGGTTAGGTGGCTCCGGCCACGGCGAATCGCAGGAGGCGATCACCTACCGCAAGGCGCTGCGCCCCACCGCGCAATGGCTCGTCGGGATCATGAACCAGATCTCCTACGCCTACCTCGGTATGCCGCGGGACCTGACGTTCCAGTTCCTCGGCATGGAATCCGAGGACGAGGATGGCGCGGACCAGACCGTCGACCGCCAGTTCCGCGCCGGGCGAGTCACCTTGAACGAAACCCGCGACGAGGCCGGGCTGCCGCGCTACGACTTCGCTGAGGCCGACATGCCGATGATCGTCAGTCAGCGCGGTGTGGTGTTCCTGGAGAACGCCAGCACACTGTTCGAGCCGGGTGAGGAGATCACGCCCGCGCAGGCCCCGCCGATGACAGAGCCACCCGAGGGCGCCGACTCCACCGTCGGCTCGACGGTTCCGGTGGCGCAGCAGAAGAAGCAGCCCGCCGGGCCGCCGGCCGAAGAGCAGGACGCCCAGAAGGCGGAACTGGCCGCGTTCCGGAAGTTCATCTCCAAGCGCGGCAAGGTGACCCGGCCGTTCCAGTTCAAGGCACTGGACGCCGAATACGCCGCCGAACTGAACGTCCTGGCCGAGTACGACCCGGATCGGGCACTGCACCACGCCCGACCCGAGAACGCCGAGCTCTACCTGTCGAAGGCGAGTGATGCTGGCCCAAAACTCCCATCCGGCCGCACATGGCCGGGCTGGAGCAGGGACCTCGCGGTAGCGAAACACTGGGCGCCGAAACTGTCCCAGGCTTTGACTGGCGCCATCAACACCCGTGACCTCGCCGAGCGGTGGCTGTCGGTCCGGAAAGCCGCCGACCCCTCCGATGCGCAACTGTGGCTCGACGCGCAAGCCATACCGGTAGGTCAGGCCATCGGCAGCACCCTGCGCAACATTCACACCGAGGGCTACATCGTCGGGCAACGCTCCGCCCTCGCCATGACCGCCAACCTGGACGTGTCATGGGACAACTGGACACCCGGTGACCCTGCCGCGGCCGAAGCCCTCATCGGCGATGACATGGGGCTGCAACGGCTCCTCAACGAAGCCGACGTCACCATCAACTCGATCGCCCAAAACCGGCTTGATGATCTCGCCCAGGCCCTAGCGGACGGCCTTGACAGTGGGGACTCGGTCGACGAAATCGCCGCAGCCCTCACGGGTGTCCTCGACGACGCGTCATGGGCCTACATGGTGGCCCTCACCGAAACCACCCGGGCCGTGTCCTACGCGACCCAGCAGACCTACCTGGCCAACGGAATCCAGCTCAACAACTGGATTACCGCATTGGATCAGCGGGTGTGTGTGGCCTGCGATCAGAACGAGGCCTACGGCGACGTGCCGGTGGGTCAGGACTTCCCCTCCGGCCAGTCCATGCCGCCAGCACACCCGTCCTGCTTCCCGGCAGGCGTGCTGGTGACCGGTCCGTCAGCCGTCGCGGCGACCGCTCGCGTTTACGAAGGGGACCTCGTCACCGTCGTCTTCGCGAGCGGCAAGGAATTGTCCGTCACCCCGAACCACCCAGTGCTGACGCCGGATGGCTGGGTGCCCGCGGGTGATCTGCACGAGGGTCGCGAGGTGCTGCGCGCATGGGACCCCGAGCGGGTAGCGAGCCTCATCTACCCACACGATCGCCAGGCTGTAGCCCGAATCGAGGATGTGGCGCGAACGCTCCGCGAATCGGGCCAGGTGGCTTCCATAGCCATGCCAGCCGCCGCCGAAGACTTCCACGGCGACGGAACTCCCGGCCACCAGGTCGATGTTGTATTTGCCGCAGGGGACACCGAGTTCGACGTCAACACCGACGGCAGCAAGCAGGGACGCAAGTTGCGTCTCCTGGAGCGAGAAGCTGACGCCGTCCTTGGTCTGCGCAATACGGACGCGCACATCCTCAGGCACAGTGCGGCCACGGATGCTCTCGTGAGCGGCCTTGACCATGTGCGCCCGCTGCTCGGTGGTGGCGTGAGCCCATCGGACTCGCATGGCCTGACTGCGGTCGCGGGTGTCGACGCCAGCATCGCGCAGCATCCGCGTGACGGAGTGGCGGTCGATGCCGTGGCGGATAGCAAGAGATTTGACGGACTCGCCGCTGAGGAACGCTTCAACAAGACCGTCGGGAGTGGGTCGAACTCCTCGGCTTTCCCAGTTGGATCGCGTGGTTACGCCAGCATCGCGAAGCCAGGTGCCAACGGTGGTATGGCCGATGCCGAGGGTGGCCGCCACCTGGTTCATCGTCTTGCCGGATTGGTAGAGCCGGACCGCGTGAGCCAAGTTCTCCGGAGTCCGAACTGGTCTGGACATGTGTTCAACCTCGAAACGGTCGACGGTTGGTATTTCGCTGATGGAATTATCGCGCATAACTGCCGTTGTGCGCTGGCCCCAGTCGTCTAAATCACCTTTCTTCATGGAGGAAACAATGGCTACCGCTGTCGGCTGGGCGCCGATCATCAAGTCCGAGAAGCGCGACGACGGCACCCTCGTCATCACCGGCCGGGCCGCTGACTCGTCGCTGGACCGCGACTTCCAGATCGCCGACCCGGCATGGCTCGACTCGGCCATGTCGAAGTGGTTCGGCGCACCGGACGGCGGAAATATCCGTGAGCAACATGATGGCAAGCGCGCCATCGGCAACGCGGTCGAGTACCGCAAGGGCAACGATGGCGGGCATTACGTCACCGCCGAGATCGTTGACCCGCTCGCCATCACCAAGATCGAGAAGAACGTCCTGAAGGGCTTCTCGTGGTCGGCCCGCAACGCCGCTGTGGTGGTGGACAAGGCCGCGCCGGGCGGCCGGATCAACCGGGGCGACATCTACGAACTGTCCGTAGTGGACCGCCCCTCCAACCCGGGATGTCTGATCACGATCGCGAAGGCCGACGGCCCCGACGGGGATGCCGACCTCGAGTTGGTTGAGGAACCGGAGCTGGTGGAGGTCGACAAGGCCGACACCCACGTCATCGAGAAGACGGACGAGCCGAAGTTCACGCCGACCCAGTTCGCCGAGCTACTCAAGTCACTCGGCAAGACCCCCGAACCGGCCGACGGTGAGGACGTAGAGAAGAAAGACTCCACCGACGAGTTGTTGTCCAACCAGGACAAGGCGCGCCAGGTACTTGCCGACGTGCGCGCCCTCGTCCCCGCCGCCATCGCCAAGGCCGACGGCGACGCATTCGACCCTGACACCGAGGCGTCTGATGTCGACAACGGAACCTCAGCCATCGCCGCGATCGCGCGGCTCATCATCTCCGAAGCCGAAGGCTTGGCCGTGGGCCGCATGGAGGAACTCTGGGACATCCAGACCCTCGTCGACGCTGCTTGCGCCCTCCAGTGCTTCGTGTCCAGTGAACGATTCGAGGAGGCCGAACTCGCCATGACCGAACCCGCCAAGGCCGACAACCCCGACAACATCCCGGCCGCAACGGAGACCAGCGAGACGACGGGCGACGAGACCACGAAGACCGAAGACGCCTCGAAGACCGAGCCCTCGGTGGACGTAATCGACAAGACCGACGCCCCCACCGAAGGCGCCGACAAGACCGCCAGCCCCACCGAGGGGCTGACCAAGACCGACCTGTCCGAACTGCTCGAGACGACCATCGCGAAGGCCGTGCAGCCTTACAAGGACGAGTTGGATCTCGTCAAGGCTGACCTGGCGAAGGTGCTGGAAACCCCGAGGCCGGATGGACCCGCGCGCACGCGCACCACCACCCACACCGCCGTCGCCGCCAAGGCCGACGTCCTGCGCGCCGAGATCGCCCTGTGCCAAAAGTCGATCCCGATCACCTCGGGCGACATGCAGAAGGGCTACCGGCAGCGCCTGGACCTGGCCGAGGAAGAGCTGACGAAGCTCGACGGCGCAGCCTGAAGGGAAGCAACACCATGACTGCAGGATTGAGCAAGCAGGCGTCCGACCACCTGTTCGGTGGCGCCAACGAAGACCCGGTCACTCTGTCGAAGCGGTTCGACCGGTACAAGCAGGCCATCGCCGGTGAGCCGTGGGGCCAGTTCGACAACATGGGCCGCCCCATCGCGGGGAACCTGCGCATCACCAACTCAGAGGCCTCCGACACCGGCCAACTGCTGCAGGTCAGCAAGGTCGACTCGATCGGTGACGCCACCGAGCGCATCAAGTCGCTCCTCGCGGACGACACGATCAACAAGGCGATGGGCGCGTCGAACATCGCCTCGATCGAGGAGGCGCTGACCCTCCAGAAGGACATCAGCCTCACCTCCCCGATCGGGTCCGGTACCGGCACCTCCACCGGTCTGACCCTGGTCGACTTGAAGCACCCGGCTGAAGAGCTGGTGCCGATCGACACCCCGCTGCGCAACACCTTCCCCCGCACCCAGGGTGTCGGAACCGCGTTCCAGTACAAGCAGATCACCGGGTTCTCCAACGCCCAGACCGGCACGGGTCTGCCGCTGCTGCACCCCGGTATCGCCGACACCACGCAGAACCGGTTCGACGTCTCCGGGTCCAGCAACGCGCTGTACTACAACCGTGGCCAGAAGATCAGCTACACCGGCCAGAACAAGTCCGCGACCTACTTCCAGTTCGGCCTGTCCGACGAGGTCACCTGGTCGGCGTTCTTCGCCGGGCAGGGCTTCCAGGACGTGCGCGAGCTGTCCCAGACCAGCACGATGTACGCCTCCTTCCTCGCCGAGGAAAGGATGACCATCTACGGCCGGGGTACCTCCGCGAACGGCTACTCCGGTGTCGTCGCGGCCCCGACCACCGTGGCGGTCACGGCCGCTGCTGCCGCCGCCGGTCAGACTGGACTCGCCAGCACCGGCACTGCATGGATTCGCGTCGTCTCGGTCACCGGGTTCGGTACCTCAACGGCGACTGTCGTTTCCCAGGCGTGGACTGCGGGTCAGGTCATCAACGTTGCCTGGTCCCCGGTACCTGGTGCTGTCGGATACCAGGTGTACGTGGGGCAGGGCGGCTCCGACCCCGGCGCGGCCGCCACGTTCTTCGCCGCCGCAGTCGGCTGGACCGGCGCCTACACGAGCTCGACCGTGGTCACCACCCCGGCGTTCGTGGTGCAGGCCCCGATCCCGACCACCGGTGCGACCGCGCCCACCGTCGACACCACGACTCAGGCGAACGGCTACGACGGCATCCTGCCGGTCTGCCTCTCGCCGCAGGCCGGGTACACGGGCAACGTCGGCGGGAAGTTCTCGACCACCAACCCCGGTACCGAGCTGCAGACCGCGTTCGTGTCCATGTACAACACGAACCTGGCACGCCCGTCGCAGGTTTTGGCGAACGTGCAGGACCGCAAGCAGTTGTCCGACCTGCTCAAGGGCTCTTCGGCGACCGGGTTCCGCATCACGATCGACGCCGATGGGCAGGCTGGCCATCAGCTCGGCCAGATCGTCACCGGCGTGCAGAACGAAGCCGTCGGCGACATGGTGGACCTGCAGACCCACCCGTACCTGCCGCAGGGCACCATGCCGATCCTCACCCACCAGCTCCCGTTCCCCAACTCGAACGTCACCAACTGCTGGGAGTACCGGAACGTGCAGGACTACATGGGCATTTCGTGGCCGCAGATGCAGTTCTCGTACGACTTCAGCACGTACTGGTTTGGTACTTTCTTTTGCCATGCAGTCCCGTGGCAGGGCGCCTTGTACAACATCCAGGCAGGCTGACCCGCCCGGATTCGACTGCGGTACGGGCATCTCTTCCGTCGCGCACCGCCTGATACGCGACACAGCCCCGGCTCGGGCGCTCCGGCCGGGGCTGTGTCGTGCCCAGCGAAGGAGCGCCATGCCCAAGAAGTCTGCACCCCCGAAGCCGTTTGTCGGTGCGATCGTGCACCGCCAGTCGACGGCCGGCTGCCAGGCGGCGATCGTCACCCGCGTCTACCCGGATTCGGTTGACCTCAACGGT